CGCTGCGGAAAACTGCCCACGTCGAGCAAACCTGTGTCAAGTTGACGGTATTGGTACTCCCATTCGAGTGGGTCACCATGCGATTCTGGAGACTCCCAGATCATCAGTGCCCAGCAAGGAGGCACAGGTACTGCCGGACGCTTGCGGTAGCCCACAAAGCCGTCTGAGAACCTGCCGCCAACGATCATGCGCGGCTCAGTTGACCAGACGAGCTTGAAGATCGGCTCGCCGAAGCGGTTCATGCCGCCGATGCGCTCAAGGGCGCTGTTGAACCAGGCAGGGGCGCGTCTCACTGCTCTTTCTCCAGTTCAGTGCGAAGTTCTTCTGCTGCCAGCGCATTTGAGATTGCTGGGTTTTTTTCATAAGAGCGCAGAGAGCGCCCCAGCAGATCGCCGACATACAACTCCAGATACTCTGGCAGGTCGGAACGATTCTGATCGCTAGGAAGCAGGTAGATACGCCCAGCATAGGCTGTATCAGGATCGAAGAATACCTCGTCGCCAACTTGGACCGGCATCTCGATAAAGACGCCCGCCATGGCCACACCGTCGCCCACGGCTTTGACAATGCCACGGTCAGAGCGATATTTCACGCGCTCATCGTCGAGCGGGATTTCGATGCTGGAGGACTGCTGAAAGATTTCCTTGATCGGCGTAACCTGCACGATCACGCGGTCGAGAAATGGCTTGCGCTGAAATTGCATATCTGTCTCCTTTGGTTATGGGGCGGTGTCTCCGCCGCCCCGGTTAGGTTAGCTGTTCGCCGGTACAGGCAAACCCTGTAGGCTGAACTGTTTCTTACTGTTAGCACAAATGTAGTTCTCTCCGCACTCATAAGCGAACATGGTCGAGTCAAAGTACGTGGTCGTCCCGGTTCCGTCGTTTGTTGGTACGGGAGCCACGGTTACGCCCGGCGTCCAGTTGTGAAGCCGAGTCTCGAAGAGTTCGCCCTTCCACCAATCCTCCGGCACGAATAGGTCCATGCGGCTGTTGTCGGCGGTCGAGGAGTAGACCACCTCGCGGCCTGCCCATGTCGGCTGCATATTGCGCCGCGCCACGTCCGGCACTTCCTTGTTGCCGCCCTCGTCCAGACGGGTATGTCCGGCGTTGTAGAACTCGTCTGCCAGCGCCACGCCCTGCACGGGATTGGTGTACCAGAACGATTTCTCGTTGGCGTCGTATTCGTCGCCCAGCGCCCTCATGCGAATGGATTCCACACGCTGAGCAGTCGAGTTAACCAGGCTTCCCGATCCGCCAAAGTTGATGATCGGCGTCTGGAAGCGGCCCGGATAGTTTGAGATGATCACGCCGGCGCGGGTTCCGGTGGCCGAGTTGTTAATCCAGTAGTTCTTGCCGTAGATCGAAGAGCCAGCAGTTCCGGCAGCGCCCAATACAACAAGAAGGTCGGTAGCCTGCGTGCTTGTAGGAAGCACGGTAGAAAACCACAATGTGAGTGCAACCGGATCGATATAGCTGATTGTGGGCGTCCCTACGCGGGCCGTTCCATTAGCCTGAATGACTTGGATTGTTTGCTGATCGACAAATCTTGCAGCGTTGGGTAAACCGGAAATGTAACTGTAGGTGGCCGAACCATTTCCCCCTGCCCCCGATCCGCTGGAGATTGTAGCTGTTGAGGGAATCACATCAATCGTTCCTGTGCCATCTGAGTTCAGAAGGGATTCGCGGCCATTCTCGAAGGAAAGCAAAGTCTTTTCCATCTCCTCGCGGTCGTATTTCACCAGGCCGGTTTCCTTGTCGGAAGTCGCCTCGACGGCAAGGTTGGAGATTTCGCACACGTTGATAAGACGGACCGGAGAAGCCGCAAACGAAACAAACTGCGATGCGGTGCCGCGCGGCCAGGAGGCCACGGTTGTAGACGTGTCGGCTGCGAATTGCTGGATTCCAGCGCCGCCCTGTACGCGGGTGGGCACCCAGAAAGGTGCGCGCTGCTGGCCACCGCGAGCGGTCTGATTGGAGACCTTCTTTTTGTTGCCGTCTCGGTCGAGCCGGGTTTGTAGCTTGTTGAAGTGCTGCTGAAGATCGGCGATCTTCGTTACGAAGGTTTCAAGTTCGATATTCTGTACTGCAAGTTCGGTTCCGAGTGCCATGACAATCCATCCAAACGTGAGCTAGGCGATTCGCTCTGTCTCAGCGTATCCCCGCGTGTGCCTCTCGTTTGGGTCGGCAGGCTATCCGCTATTTAGACCGGTCTCGGAATTCCGGGCTACAGACCCTTGCTATTGCCGGTCTTTCCCGGCTGTCAGCCACCTTTAATCAGTCACCTACACGGGCGGGGCTGCAATATGGCATTCGTCCCACTTTGACGCCCGGTTGATCCTATGCAAAATCATAGCACACCTGTCAAATTGCTATGAGTTTAGGTGCGAAATTACATCCTGCAAATCCGCGCTGGATCGCGTGATCCGACACCGCGCGTCGGTCAAGACCTCCGCAAGCGAAGCCGGTTGCCCAGGAGTTTTCGCCTCTACATCCTGGTTCGCGATTCCGAGCGAGGCCTTGACCTGATAGGTGAGTGATTGAAGTTCCGACACCGCCTTTTGAAGATCGGTTATGCGAGAGGCGATACCGGAAGGTTGAGGAGCCTGAGTTGCTACGGCTCCGTAGTTGGAGATGCTGGTTTCCATTCCCTGCGGTTGTGGATACATGGTGCGTTTCTCCTGATTTGGATTGATGAAGCCGATATGAACGTATCCACTATGGGCGGTACTGTTGCACCGAGCCGTCCTTCATCTTCCACTTGTTCTGATACAGCCACTCTGCCGGGGTGCGTGGAAAGTCAATGTCGGCCCGGCTCGGCTTCACGGTCACGATCTTGACGCCCTTCTGCGGAACAATCGGAGCGGGTTTACTTCCATTCCCGTTCCCGTTTGGCTTTGGCGCCGTCCGCTTATCAATAATCTGGCCGTAATCGCGTGAGATAAGCGCCTTCATCACATTCGGAGCGTGTTTGGTGAACTCGGACCGGAAGAGAGAGACGATAGAAGCCTTATCTGGAGTCCGCTGTCTGTTGTAGCGGGCCATCTGCACCTTGTAGTCTGCATTTTTGTTCGCTTCGGAAATCACGCCCTGAACGAGTTCGCCAACCAACGCCTGCTTCTTCGCGTCCGAAAGACGAAAACCGGCCTTGGATAGTCTTTCAGCCCAGGGCTTCAGTTCCTCATTGAATGTTTTTTCCGCAATAGCATTCGTGTCAGGGTAGACGTTATCCTTCCAGAATTGCGGATTGGCGGTGCCGGTTTGCGTTTCCGCCTTCGGCTGCGCAACTTCTTCCTCGTTCGGTTTCTGCCGGCCGGTGCCGATCTCTTTCAGGCGGTCATCTTGAGCCTTGAACCACTGGCCCATCGTCGATGCGTGCGCGATGACAGATTGCAGCCGGTCATTCGTCCAATCTGCCTTTTGCTCCGGCTTCATCCACTTCGGAGGTTCCTGGGAAAGCGCATCGACAAGCTGCCCGTATGCAGAATAAAGCTGTGACCCCCGCAGCGCATCCACGAAATGCGGCAGCACGGCCTTCACATAGCCGGCCGCATCGCTCTCAGCCAGCATATCAAGCAGTTGCGGAGCAGACTGCATGATTCCGGCGCGCTGGTCCTCGCTAAGTGAGCGCAAATCCCCTTGCGCAATCGCGTCTAGCGCAGCCTGAGATTCAGCCAGCGTCGATTGCATCGTGGAAATGGCTTCAATACCCTTTTTGTCGCCATAGGCCACGCCATCAAGCGCCGCGTACCGCTCACGAACGCCGTCGATACCCTTCGGCTCCAAACGCTTGAGGCTTTCCAGCCGCCCAAAGTCGTCTTTGATACGGCGATAATGCTTGCCGAAATCCCCATCCTCTTTCAAGGTTTTGAGCCACTGAGAATACTCGCGGTCTGCCTGCTTTGGGTCGGGTTGCTGTAGCTGCCCGCCGTCGCCTCCAGAAGATTGCTCTACCTGCTCAAGTCCCTGCTCAAGAACTGCTTCCATGTCTGTCTCCTTACCGTTTAATTCCGCACCACGGACAACCGTCTGGAGTTGTTACTTTTTCCTCGTGGTAATTGGCCGTGCATCGTGCATCGTCGAGTTTTTTTGTAACCCACTTCCAAAATAATCGCATCATGATAGCGGCTTTCCGACCACCGATACCTTGCGTTTTGTAGGAACCCCTGTCTCCGGGTTAACGCCCTCTGTCTCTTCCGTAATCTCGTGGTCCTGATCCTGCGTCTGCAATGCCACAGGTGGCATCTGGAATCCGAGACGCTCGAACGCGATAGCCTGAGCCGCTGGCGGCAACTTCGTCGGATCAATCGTCACGCTGGCCCGCATCTCGACCGGAGGCGGTGGCTGCATCTTTTGCGCGATAGTTGCATGAGCCTGCCAGTTCAGAGCCAAGTTCAGGAAACCTTGCTTCTGCTCATCGCTTCCATTCTGCGCTGCTTTGCCGCGCGCCGACTTCATCTCGGACAGCGCAATTGCGGCTCTGATTAGATGGTCCTGAGAGGCGTCTTGCGCAGGCTGGATACTCGGAATCAGAGGCGGTATAGCCTGAATCTGCTGTTGCAACTGCGCGGCCTGCTGTTGCGCCTGCTGAACGATCTGCTGCGCCATTGCTGGATTCTGCTGTGCGGACATCTGAGCCTGCTGGTCGAGCATCTGCAACTGCTCTTTAAGCTCCTCAAGTTGTGGATTCGGGAGTGGGGTCGCCGCGAGCAACTTTTGATTGTCTTCGATCTGGCGCTCTACATCATCGAGTCCGGGAATCTTCATGCCGGTAAACGATGGCAACTTGCGCAGAATCTCAAGGTTGCGCGGATCGCTCAAAATCTGCGCGTAGAACGGAACTGTTCCGACAGCGGACAACATTTGTCCGATCTCTGCCTGCTGCTCGGCAAGCGTCGGCGGAATCTCTGTCGATGTGCTCCACACCAGCACGTTGCCCTTGAGCTTGCCGACTTGAACTCGCACACGTTCACCTGGAAGCCCAACCGAGAAATCGGAGATACGATTCGCCGCCGCCGATTTGATTGCCTGATGAGAGAATGCGGCAACCTGTGTTGCCATATCGCCCCACGGGAGAGAGAATACCTGCAATGCCTGGTCACGGTCGAGGCGAGCCTCGCCAAACGTTCCTTTACTGGCCGCGTCGGCTTCGATACCAAAGACTGCCGGGGAACCTCCATCAAGCGTTTCCGGCATCGTGGTCATAAGGTATTGAATATATTGGAATAGCGCATCGTTGGCTTGTGGAACATTCTCCACAAACGTAATCTTTGATGGGTCCAACGCGTGATCGATGCACCATTGAAGATCGAACGGACTCACTTTGGCCGGGTCGTTCGACTGCCTATTGATAGCTTCCACATCGATGACCGGCTCACCGGCCCAGCGCCGCGCCACTGCTGCCACGTGATACCGATAAAGCAGAGATACGCATGAATTTAGCTGCTTTTGCATGGGAAGATAGTTCGTCCCGATGCTTTCTCTATTCTGGCCGTCTCCAGGTGTCGCGTGACTGATGGCAATATGCTCATCCATCGAACCTTCGCGAACCAAACCAATCTCGCCACCGGCAATCCAAACCTCAAGCCCGGACGGGAACTCGTCGTACATCATCTCCCGCATCTGCTCGTCGCCGATGCCCTCGTACTGATACGGGCGGAAGAAGTAGACGCTCTCGGTAGTATCCTGCTGATACGCCTCGCCGTCCGTGCTCGATGACTGAACGATCAGCCGAACATTCGCACGGGCTATCCGATCCAACTGCCCCATCGCGTCCTTGCTGGCACCGCCTGCGATCTTGTCCTTGATCCATGGGTAACGTCCTCTCAGTTCGTTCCGGTTCGCCTCTTCGCTCAGGCGAATCCAGCCCATATCCTCCAGCGAGTCGGCCATGAGCGGAACCTTGCGCTCCAGCTTTCCATATATCTCGACTTCTTCGCGCCGCGCCGGAACAGGGTCTCCATCCTCATCAACCTCTTGACCGTATCTGCGATCTGCCACGGTGTAGGTGAGCGATACTGCGGTGCCATCGGTATAGAGATAGTTGGCCACCTCGGCCATGCGGCGCCGCACTTTGGCCTGCTCGCGGAAAGCCTTGAGATAGGGAACTCCCTCTTGCGCGGCCTCTTTGTCGTCCGTATCCTGATCGTCCTCGGCCACTACCTCGCAAGGTGGAACCTCCCGGCTCAACAGCGCTACGATTTTCTTGCAGCGTGATCCGAATACGTTGCAGGAGAATAGCCTGCTTCCGTTTTGGTGCTGTAGCAGGGCGGCGGGAGATGTGCCAGCCGATCCGGCACCCAGGCTCCAACCCCTCACGCCGCCATTCAGGAATTGGTTGTTACGCCGGAATAGCCTCTGCTCCCACGCTTGCAGAACTTCCCAGATGCGCGCCGCAGAATCGGATCGCTCTGTACCTTTAACCAAGTCCTCGATCGCCCCGCGTAGACTCCCAAGTTCGTCCGGGCCATAGCAGGGCTTCGGCGAGCAGCGCCAGGAGGCTTTCGCGCCAGGGACGAAACCGTATGCGTCAAAGTCGATTGGAGTGAGATGGGGGGCCGCGCCTTCGGAGTCGCCTTCGGACTGGACAGTATCGACGCGGGCTGAGGATGGTGCTAGGAGTTCAGGCATTGGGGCCTATCCCCACTATCTTGTCAACGCGCCCGTTGGGGTGGCGAAGATGAATCTCTCCCGGAGGGATTGAATCGTCGATCACTACCACTACGGGAATACCTATCGACCCTAAAGCCTCGCGCACAATGCATCTCGTCTTTGGGCGAAAGATGCGCTCCCATCCGTCGCGGTACTGATCCGTAACCGGCTTCTGGCGCTCAATGTCCATCTATCCCCCGTGGTGCATCGCGGATAATCCAAGGCCGCTGATTGCCTTGCGCCGCAATGTCGGGTTGGACGAGTGCGATGCAGCCTTCATGCGCTCCTCACCGATCTTCTCGCCTTCGGGAACGTGCAGCATCCGATGAAGGCTCCCCTCTTTGATCGAGAACGAGCCTTTGCGTCCCAGGTTAACTTCTTTGGTCCCTGCCATAAAATCTACTCCTTGACAGGCAGTCCTGTCGGCTCAAGAGCATTCCGCAACGCAGTCAATTCCGCCTCCAACGCTTCGACGCGGGTGGCCAGCGCATTGTCAGAGGGAGCGATAGCCGTTCCGCCGCCTTCGAGCGCGGTTACCCGCTTGTCGAGGTCTGTCGCCGTCGCCAACAAATCAACGCCACCGAATGAATTAGTAACGAGCGCCATTACACGCCCCCGCACATTCCGCCTGGGCAGTCGGAATGCTCTTCCGGCCCGGACACGTTGCCCTCATGGTCGATGTGATGCGCGATATGGCCTTCCGGCTTGTGCTGGATGTGTGAATGACCGTGCCCGGTGGCCGCGTGCATCGCTTTTAGGTGGCTCTCGATCTTGCCGTCGACGCCTTCATCGCCGTCCGGTTCCTCGTGCTCGCCGCCCATCGGCTGCGCTTTGGGCTTCTCTTCCATCGATCCGCCCAAGTATCCCTTGCTGAAGTTTGCCATCAGTTTTGCTCCTTTGACCGGGCCACTTTGCCCGGTTTGCATTGCTGGGTTTCGTGACGCCGAGCGCGAACTCGGTTCTTCGGATTGTAGTTCGACAGGCAGCGTGGACAGGTCTCCACTTTAGTCTCGTGGCGCTCAAGACCGGGATAATCGGTGCTCTCGACCTGCATATATTTCATCAGTTTTGCTCCTTGAAGTTCTCAGGGTTGCAGAGGAACGCGATCTGCTGCGCCTCCCAGTCAAGTTCAGATATACGGGGCGGCGCGGTATCACGCTGCCGCTGGAGTCGGGAGATGCGCGATTCGTGGCCTTCGATGCGATCAAACGCGGACTTGATCAGATTCTTTTGCTCAAGAGCCTCGCTTGCAAGAACGGCCAGCGTATCATCTTGGGCGCTGTCATGCTCCTCGACCTCATCCCAGCCGATCAGCGCACGTAGCCACCTGCGAATCATGCTCATAGCATACACCATTCTGTCAATCGTCCCAATACTGCCGTGGCGCGCGCTCCGCTTTCCGCCGTTCCGTCTCCCTCAGTTTAGCGAAGTGCAGCTCCATCGGGTCTATGATCTGGGCCTGTTCGCGCCGCGTCTTTTCCTCCCGCGTCTCAGCCATCGGGTTAGCCGCGAAAGTCATGGCCAGCATATCACCGCAATCAGGTGAGTCCACGCCCCGATCCCGCATATCCTCTTTGCGCTCTAACTGAATCACGCTCTTGGGGTTATCGGTGTCGAAGCGCGGCCCGGTCAGATCACGCTCCAGTTCTGGGTCATCGTCAATCGAGCCGGTCTCCAGCCACTTCTTGACTTTGCCCCAGACCTCCGCTCGC